GGGTAACCACAAGATTACAGGTAAGGCAGGTTCTACCGCTGAGATTGTTTGTTACGGAAACAAATATTATTTCAAAACACACAATGTAGAATAACTCAATGGAAAAAATCTTTGTAATTCTCTGGATACTACTCAGTATCTACATTCTCGTACTCCTTATGATATTCGCCGACCTTTGGAGTGGTGTGCGCAAGGCTAAACGGTTGGGTATTGCACGTAACTCATACGGCTATAGGCGTACCATTAGCAAAATGGCACAATACTACAATATCCTTATTGCTTGTACTATTGTGGATAGTATGTACGGCTTGCTATCTTGGTACTTAGAAATCTATTACCAAACCTCATTGTGGCTATTTCCTTTTATCACTTTCTTTATGGCGATAGTGTTATGCCTGATAGAAATCAAATCGATACGCGAAAAAGCTGAAGACAAAGTGCGGTTCGACCGCGCAGGACAAGTCGTTCAGCAAGTGTTTATCAATCGTGATAACTTAGAGGAAGTTGCTAAAACCATCTCTAATTATATGAATGAAAAAGCTGAACAAGCTGAACAGTCCGAATCATCCGAAAAATATCAAACCTCTAATAACGAATAACAATGACACCAAAAGATTTTGTAAAAAAGTATAAGCCCTTTGCTTTAGAAATCGAAAAGAGAACGGGTATCTCTCACCTCTTCACCTTAGCGCAAGCCGCATTAGAAAGCCGTTGGGGTGAACGTGCCGAAGGTAATAATTTCTTCGGTATCAAAGCTAAAGCAACTACACCACTTCCTAATAAGCAACTATGGGTTTCTAAAGAGGAGTTGGCAGTCCCCAACTCTAACAAATTCCCTGAAGTGTTGAGCATTACCAAGCTTTCTAACGGTAAGTATCTCTACAGAGTAAAAGATTGGTTTATGAAATATAGCACACCCGAAGAAGGGTTTAGCGCACACTCGCAATTTTTCTTTATCAACAAACGATATGCTAAAGCGTTGCTTGTAAAAGCAGACCCTTATAAGTTTGCCGAAGAAGTAGCCAAAGCGGGTTATGCTACCGCTACTAACTATGCGAAAATCTTGAAAGACGTGATCAAAACCATAGAAAATAATAGCTAATGAAATGTGTTACCTGTATATTGCTTTTTATGTTATTTTTATCGTGCAACACTAAAAAAGTGGTTGCCGAAAAAGTTGCTACGCAAACCTCTGAACTCGCTACGGTGGGTTCAGAGTTTGCTACATTACAGCATTCACTACTCTCCTATCAGTTGAGCACAGTAGGACCCGACACGCCCTTGGAATACACTCACGAGGTAGGTGGTAAAGTGGTAGAACGGATTACCCTCAAAGGGGGTACACTCAGTGTAGTAAAGAGTGATAAGTTTAAAGTAAACAGCAACACAACGAGTGTTACCTCCAAAACCTTTTCTTTTACGAGTACTAAACATAAACAAGTACAGCGCACTTCTTTCAATTATTGGTGGTTATTGTTATTGTTCTTACCTCTTGCTTTTTACCTCTTATATAAAAAAAGATGACAGATTACTTTGTTACCTCTCAATTCGTGTTAGACCTTTCGCGTATTGCTATCTCTTATCAAGAGGAGAACCCGCGATTTAAGGATACATTCTTCACTCAGTATTCATTGCCTTTCGAATTCCAAATGAATGCCGACTTGCGCTTGCGTATGGGTAATTATACCGCCCTCAACGCTACCAAACTAAAGAAGAAGTACGACGGTTATCACGTGTTGGACGGTCGTGTGCGTAAAGGTACGCTCGAAATACTATCGGTAGAAGGTAACTTAGTATCTGCACAAATAGATTCGGGGTTTGAGCAGCTGCCTAATTTTGAGAAGAAGCTATGCGACCTACCTCTTTTGCGCAAGCGCGTACCCGACATATACACTCACGCCAACGAGATAGTTGCTAAAAAGTACCCCGAAGTGGATTATAATTTTCCTAAAGTGGTATACCCTAAAGATAAAGGGCAAAAAGGGTGGGAGTTATTCTTTCAGTTTATCAATAATTATGGTTCTGAGGGGTTTCTCCGTAATGAAGCTAATAGGAATTACAATATTATGCACCCTATGCCTTACCTGCTCTACATACTCAAAGAGGGGTTTGCCGATGCAGGCTATGAACTGGCAGGCGACATCCTCACCGATGAAGATTTCACCCAGCAGGTGTTGTACAGCAATACACCCTACTACCTCACTACTGCTCAACAAGAACACACCCTCACAGCCGTAGAGCCTACCTACGAATTTGCTACGGCAGGTATGTGGCGGTTAGTTTGTGATAACCAACCGATAAGCGGGCAGGTTGCTATTAGGTTAAAACTCGACAACGTGATCATCCGTGAATTTAGTTTTGAAAAACCTGAAACGCTCAGTTTTACCCAGGTGCTCACTATTGATACAACAGGACAAACATTGGTTTTAGAGATAGAAGGTACTCCGCAACCCCAACTCTCTATGAACCTCAATATCGTAGCCCAACACAGCGAAGATGGCAATGTGATAGAGCAGGTAATCAACCCTAATATAGTAGATCTCAAACGCGCCGTGCCCGATGTTACTTTTGGCGAACTGGTGAAGACGATTAAGAATTGGAAAAATTACGATATGGTTATCAAGGGACACAAGTTGTATATGAACCGTATCAAGATAGAAGAACGCACACACGCTAAAGATTTCCGCACTTGGGAAGTACGCGAACCTAAAAAAACATTTCTTACGAAGCAGTCGTATCTTATCAAGTTTCCTGAAATGGATGATAAAGCCTATCAGTTGCCCGTGATACAAGTAACCGACAACAGTTACCAGATACTCAACACGCAAGAAGCGAGCAAGGTGACCAATTTTACCGAAATACAAATAGGAGGCTATTGCTTGCCCCGAGTGATGTATAAAGGGGATTATACAGCTATAGCGCGCAAGAGTGGAGAACAAACCATAGGGCTGATATGGTACGATGGCTTGCACAACGGAGAAAACAATGCAGGTTTCCGCAAAGCCCTTACGCCTCCCTTAGTAGCTGAGTATTGGAAAGATTGGTATAAGATGCGAATTGCCGCCACTGAATACACGTGGAGCTTTGTATGTAACAAAAACCAATTCCGTCACATTGCCTTGCGTGATACCATTCTCGCCTATAACCAGCGTATGCTTATCAAGAGCCTTAACAAATCCGTGCTCGATAAAGAGCATTACCAAGTAGAGATCACTACAATTGCTATATGATGTACACCGCTTTCACCTCTCTGAATGTCTTTAATGACGACCGTCTCAACACCTATCTCGATACTATTTACAGTGCCGTGTTAGAAGTCTTCACTACTGAGCACCTACCCGTTGTTTGTGGCTCGGTAGCCAAGGTAATGCAAGGAGTGTACTCCGAAAATTACCTCGCCAAAGACATCGACTTAGTGATAGAAAGCTGGCAAGTGCACCGCTACTTAGAACAGCTATTGCCGTTGCTCTTTCCCACCGATAGGGTAGAGGTACGCCCCGAGCGGGTAATACTCTTTACCTCGTTTATAGCCATTGAGTTTTGGCGACCTACCCTTATCAGTCCTATTGCCTTTTATAAAAATACTGTAAAATACTATGTCTATTAGAACCTATACCGATCAAGAATGCCACGCCTTATATGCTCCAACATCTAAAGGAGGAGAAGAATATGTGCGTGATGAATGTTATCCCGTTGAGAAACCTCTCCCCGACTGGGAAGTATCACCTGCTACTATCCTTAAAGAGTGGCATCCCTCACAGCCTATACCTTCTACCGAAAACCTTACAGTGCATTATCCTGAATTAGGATTGCTCACCGTATACAAGAAGTACAAGGGATTTCGTTACTATGCGCGTATTGCTGCCAATGAATATGTAGAACTCATTGCACCTACAGGTGAAGACTTAGAAAATCTTATCGGACTGCAACATAACCTACAGTTGCGTTACAACAATTTCAGTAAGTTGCCTGAAAAAGGCGATGTAAAAATAAAAGTAACCTTAGGGGTAATTGCCACTGAAGAGAAGAGCGGTAAAGTAAACGAAATAGACCTACCTACCGAGCGTAAAGAGGTAGTGATTACCTTGCGCCGTACCGATAAAGCAACGCCAAAACCTAAAACCAACGACAAACCCGTGCTCAATATGGTGCTCAACACGGCTACCAAAGAACTCACGGGCGACACTTCATTTACGTTCCCTACGACACCTCTTGATTATTATCACGAAATCGTATTACATCACGATTTTTGGCACTATAAAGGATTAGGAGATTACATCAATTTTGGTACAAGAACAGAATGGTACAAGGATCATTCTATCAATACCCCTTTCACAATTAAAGGAGTTGAATGGAATAGTATTGGGCATAGTCTATTTGATATAAACCTAACAGGAACAAAAAACAATGCAACAGCAGTATTCTCGCTCTCCCAGTTTTACAAAGAAAACCCTACTATAAAAACTCTTAATTTTGATTTAAGTAAAACCCAAACACTTACTTTTGAAAGTTATTTCAGAACAAAAGATTCATTTGGACTTTCTCACTACTTTACTATCAACCTCACCGTTATCAACGATGCTACCGCTTTTCATATCGATAAAAAGGAATTTAAATACCTGCTGAAAACCGATAAGAAAGAGCGTGCTGAAGGTACATTTACCATTAAGAACCCTAACCGTCTCACCTTTACTATTAACAATGCCGACTTTTTGGAGGTTACAGAAATCAAAGGCAATGGCGAAGAGGAAGTTGTGTTAAAATTCCGCTCGCAATCTTCCGAAATGATGACAGTAGGCGAGTACAAAGGCTGGCTCAAAGTAACTTCTTCAGCGGGTAGCGAACAGATAGTGCAGGTACTCATTACCGTACAAACAGATATAACATTCGCTACCAAAAAAGTATATTTCTGCCTCGACAAAGAACTTACACACATTCGTCAAACATCTGCCGAAAGCGAGTTTGTATCGGTAGCCCTTAGAATGGAGTTCAACGGCTATGGGCGTACTTTCACCTCTACCCAAAGCTATGATTATGTTTTCTTTGAAGGGGTAGCCACAGTAGATATAGGGCAAGAGGTACAAGACTTTTTTAGAGATATTACCCCTGCTTTAGAGGTGAACACTAATAAACTACTTGCTCCTAAAGAGATTTTCAAAGCGACCAAGGTATCAGCAGTAATTAAGGAAACCAATTTCAAAGGCGCAGTATTCAAAACGCATACCCTTACTGATTTGCACTACCTCCCTGGGAAGAAGCCTAAAGCCTATCCGTATCTCACTCAAAGCCGTTTGCGCTCTACTTACAAGCAGAGTCTTATATCAGTATCGGCACTTACCCAAGAGGTACGCGCTCGTTCGTTGGGGCAAATAGGCTCTAACCTTATCGACCTTTCGGCTATTAAGGACCCGCTGGCAGTAGCTAATTTCAGTTTCTTGCGCGCTACCGCCGATGAAACCTATGGGGCTACTTCTATTATCCGTAAGGAAACCCTTAGCCTCGAACCCAAGCCCGAACCTAATGGCACGCCTATCAGTGCGCTATTTCAAAACCAAAACTTCTGCCCCGACTGGTTTAGCTTTGCAGGCGAGTACGAAGCACTGGTAAGTTACGAGCACACCCTCGCCGACAATGTGCTACTGAGTGAGGACTACAAGGCGCAGGTAAAAACCAAGCGCACTTACAAACTCAATACGGGTTGGCTCTTTCCTGAAGAGATAGAAGTATTATGGGAACTCATCAAGTCGCCTGTATGCTTCTTGCGTATTGCAGACGAGTGGCTGAAGGTAATACCCATTACCCAAAAACCACTGTCCTTTGATAGCACCCGCAACCTGCATAGTTTTGTCGTCGAATTTCAATTATCATCTAACTACTAATCTCTAAACCTATGTTTACCAATATCCAAGAACTCAAGCAATATACTAATGTTTCTAACCGTTTAGATTTCGACCTCCTCAAAACTTATATTGAGGAGGCTCTACGTGTGAAAGTATATCCGTATATACCCAAGTCTGTTGCCGACACCCTCCCTCCCCCTTCGGGGCTTGGGGAACTTAATGCTCTCGAACTTCTCAAAAAAGCAGTAGCCAACTATGCAGTAGCTTATGCTATCCCTTTCCTCAAGGTGAATTTATCCAATACGGGGGGCAACTATTACTCCGATGATAAGATGGAGAAATCGCCTTGGTGGGACTTGCGCGACTTAGGATTGTCGTCTATTGCTATGGGCGACCGCGCCCTCAACGATTGCATATCGCTGCTTATCGAGCAAGGCAAGTTACCGCGCCCTAACGGCATTATCAGTAGTGTGAATGAGTTTGAGAAGTTTTACAACCTCAATAGTTCGTGGGAGGTTTTCACTAAACTACAGCCACTAATGCAATGGATGTGGGAAAGCATTATCGCACCACAAGTCAGCAACTGCACCCCCGATGATTTACGCGCTTATCCTGCTATATGGGAAAAACTACAGCGTACCGTTGTTTTCTTTACCGTTGCCGAAGCTGCTCAAATGCATAGCTTCTCATTCACGGCTACCGCTATTGTGCAGCAGTGGGAGGAACTACCTTGGCAAAAAAGCAAAATACTCAACGGCTCCGAACTCTACACCCTTGCCAAACGCTTGCAACAACTCGCCCGCCACGAACTTGCTCAACTCAAGCAGTTGTTAGAAAAAGAAGCCGTAGCTTGCTATATACCTTCAACTGCTGCCCAACAAGTAGAAAAAATGAAAAGCGGACTATATTTTTAATAAATTATGGAACTTACCAAATTTAGCAAAGACAGCCTTTATCAGCGTATATCCGCCTCGTATATTGACGAGAATTTTCAGCTGCTCCCTGCCGAAGAGGCGGTGAAAACTCGTTTGCGCCATATACACGGCTTGCGCCTTTCTAATAAGTATTCTAAACACCAAGCCATACAGATACACATTCGCGAAATGGGCGTAAGCCAAGCCACTGCCTACCGCGATTACTCTTGGGCAATGCAAATATTCGGCGAACTCGATAAGTCTGACATCAATGCCGAACGGGCTATATTAGCAGATAGTTATTGGCAACTGTATCAGATGGCTTTAAAAGATAGAGATTTAGAACAAGCCCGCAAAGCATTAGACTCGTACTCTCGCCTATTCAACTTCGATAAAGAGGAGAAAGAAATCAACTTCGAGAAGATTACCGCTAATGAATACCATATACGTATGAGCCGTAAGAGTGCCAAGATGTTACGTGCTGCCCTCGCTTCTGGGGTAGTAGACTTTAACAGCTTGCCCGCTACCGATACCGACTACGAAGATATAACCGATGAACCCGACGATGAAACCGCTGATTAAACCTGTTAAACAAATCCTCCTCAACCCTATGCAGATGGCTGCCGTATCTGCCAACCGCTATGCGGGTGTAAAACACATCTGCATAGAGGCGGGGCGTGGTACGGGCAAGAGTACCATACTCGGTTGGTTTGTAAAGGAAGCAGTGAAGCAAATGCCACGCGCTACAGGTGTACTGGTAGGGGCTACTTTTGTGCAGATAAAAAGCCGTACTTTTCCTTCTACCAAAGAGGGTTTGGAGATGTTTGGCTTTTATGAAGATGTAGATTATGTGGTAGGGCGCAACGGCAAGTCGTTAGGCTTCGAGATGCCTTTTCAAGCCCCCAACTCGTGGAGCAACGTTGTGCACTTCTCTAATGGCTTTATATTGGTGCTTGTCTCCCTCGATGACCCTAATAGCGGGCGCGGACTCAACTCTTACATTGTTATTGGCGACGAAGCGGCACTGTTAGAACACGATAGACTCTTCAACAACGTACTGACAACTAACCGCGCTAAGAAGATAGCTTTTGATAAGGCAAGCCTGCTGAATGCGACTATCTTCACCTCGTCAGTTGCACTCACCAAAACGGGGGAATGGTTCACCGCACGCGAAAAACTCGCCAAACAGAAGCCTACCGAGCACCTATTCATCAAAGCTAACGCCCTCGTAAACCAAGAAAACCTCAAACCTGGGTGGATACAAGAAATGTACGAGCAACGCGTGTCCGACCTACTGTTCAATGCCGAAATAATGAACATCCGCCCTGGTAAGGTTGCCGACAGCTTCTATGCCAAATTGTCAGCCGATAAACATTACTACAAGTACCAGTACAACACCACCGCCCTGCAAGACTTCTCGCAGAGTTTCACACCCTCTTGCACCTACGACAACGATTTGTTAAGCGGTGTACCCCTCGAACTCTCTCTCGACTTTGGAGGGCGCATCAATTGCGGTATTGTCGCCCAAGAAAGTAAGGTCGCCAACACTATAACAATACTGAAAGACTTCTTTGTCAAAAACCCCCTTAAATTGTCAGATTTGATAAAGAAAATCATCGACTACTACGAGCCTCACCGCGCTACCTGCAATAAAGTATACCTATACCACGACCGTTCGGGCTTCAAGAGCGAGGCAAACAGCAAAACCACCCTGGCGCAAGATGTAGAGGATATGCTGCGCACAGCAGGCTGGCAGGTGTATAACAAAACCCCCAACACCAATAACCCAAGCCATATCCTCAAATTCCGCCTTATCAACGAAATATTAGAGGAAAACAACCGCTCCTTGCCCTTTGTACGCCTCAACGAGGACAATTGCCCTAACCTTATCGTATCTATGGAAAACGCCGCTGTAAAGCAGAAAGAAGACGCCTTTGAGAAGGACAAGAGTAGCGAACGCTCCACCACCATACCCCAAGAGCACGCCACCCACCTCTCCGATTGCTTTGACTACCTCTTATGGTGGAAATACGCCTACCTAATCGACAACACCTACCACGATAGCTTTATCATCACCACGGTATAAGTGCGAGCCGCACAAAAAAAAACTTCGGAAACTGTCCCTTGCTAAAAACAAAAGATAAAAGACTGTTTGTTAGTCTTTTATCTTTTGTTTATACCCTTACACCTTACCCCTTATCTCTCACAGCCTACCTACAGCACTATTCGAACAAACATACTGACAACATCGAACCTACACCACGCAAACCCTTACCACACAACGCTTCACGCCCCCTCTTACCTCTTATCTCTTACCTCCTAACCGTCCTTTCACAACATCCAAAAGCACCCTACTTTTGCCGTACCATTCGTTTTACACATAATATTATATTTAGTTGGAAAGCGTGCCTACAATAGTGGGCACGCTTTTTTTTGTATAAACCACATAGTATGTAACAGCAAAAAAAATGAAAAAAAATCAAAAAAAAGTTGTTGAAATATTTGCTTATTACGATTTTTCGTAGTATCTTTGCAGTGTCATTGAATGTCAATGATAAGGCATTAGCCTTGAGTGTTTAATCAAATTTTGAAATGATGGTTTTTGAATTTAAACTAAGTTTCAGAAGACTAAAAAAAGGCTGGTCAATCCTGCTAAGAATCAAAGCCAGCCTTAAAGAAGTTTTAACAACCTTCTTGCAGTAGTCTTTGAAAAGGCGGGGGAGCGAAAGCTCTCCTGCTTTTCAAAAACAGTGCAAAGGTATAAAATATTTTTGTAACTATGAAATTATTAAAGCACATCAAAAACATTTTCCAAATGAAAGAGGGAGATGAGTACAACATTACCTTTCGCATTTCAGCCGAAGACATCTTAGCATTCTTGCTATTTATTACCCTTGCCCTTTGGCTCATCTTAAAGTAAATCACTATGGAACAAGAACAAACAATGCTACAGCTATTAGATGATATAGTAGCAGATGTATCGTGGGGAAGAGTATCAAAAGAATATTTTGGTAAATCATCTTCGTGGATATACCACAAGCTACACGGGCGCGATGGCAACGGAGGCGTAGGAGGCTTTACCGAAGCCGAGAAGCAAAAGTTACAACAAGCCTTATACGACATCGCCGAACGTATCCGCAAGGCAGCCAGTACCATAACACAGTAACCATTGTTACTGTTATTGTTTAACAACCTTAGGGGCGCACTCATCACCGAGTGCGCCCTTTTTCTATTACCTCTCCCCTGAAACCTGCTACCTGACACCTGTACCCTGCCTCCACCATATATCCCCCCATTTTCCTAAATTCAAATTGTAAAAATCACTAAGGCGGCGATGGGCTTCGTCGCCTTTCAATGAGCATACACCTGCGCCCTCACCCGCTTCATCTATTCAATATCAAGTACTTAACAATTTTATAATGATAAAAAAGCCTGTCCTTTCCTAAAATATCCCTACCTATTACCTTTGCCCAATAAATCACAAACACCTATGAACAAAGTATTTTTAAAGGACGTACTGGCTGAAATGAGAAAACTCGATGAGCGCAAAAAGCCCATACCCTTCACCATAACCGTACGCACCTACAACAAGCAAAACAACTTTGGGGGCAAACTCTGTACTTACACCGGCGCAACCCTTATGCAACAACCCCGCAACAAACAAGAATTTGAAAAGAACCCCAACCACTGGCAAAACAAAACCCGCAATCTCAAACTCAGCGACGGCACCATAAAGAAAATTTGTATCCTCTTTATCGTCGCCTTCAACGGAAAAGAAGTAATTTACTAATAATTTAAAAATGAATAACCTACAATTATACAACGCCGATAACTTAGAGGTAATGGCAACCCTCGCCAATGAGAGTATTGATGTAATTTGCATTGACCCTCCGTACTTGTACCTCAAAAATCAAAAGCTAGAACGCCCTTTTGACGAACCCAAATTCTTTGCTGAATGCAAGCGACTACTTACTAAAAAAGGCTTTATCGTAATGTTTGGGCGTGGCACTTCCTTTTACCGCTGGAATACGATATTAGACAGCTTGGGGTTTGTATTTAAAGAGGAGGTGATTTGGGATAAGGGAAGAACAACTGCCCCAACTTTACCTATAGGTAGGCGACACGAAACAGTTGCAATTTTTACTAAGAAAAATGGAGTTATCAATAAGAGTAAAATACCTTATATTGAAAGAAAAAAACACAATATAGACTCTTTGATTTTGGATGTAAAAGCTATTAGTAATGCTCTTAAAAACAAAGATAAGCTAAAAAAAATACAAGAATTTTTAGAGGGAAATGCATCAATAGTATATGCTGATAGAAGGAAAAAACAAAAATATGCTGTAAATGTAAAAAGTTCAGAATTAAATGACACTGATAATTTACTACTTCGAGTTAAAACTATTGAGCAAGGAGTTATTGAGGAAAGTATGATGATTGTAAGTCGTGATGCGCCTTGTTATACCATTCACCCCACTCAAAAACCCGTTCGCCTATTAGAACGCCTTTTAGCACTGGTTATTCCCAAAGATAAACCCCGCAATGAGATAGTAGTAGCCGACTTCTTTGCAGGGAGTATGAGCTGTATGGAAGCCGTTCACAATATGGGTATGCGTGGCATTGCTACCGAAATAGACGAAGAGTACTTCGAGAAAGGCAAACAACGCATTGACAAATTGACAAATTTACTAATTAGCAAATCGGCAAATGGATATAGTAACCAAAAGAGATTTATCTGATAATTATGGAAAACCTGTATACTATTTTACAAAGTTTTTCCCCGAAGGATACAAACCTCCTGAAAATATAATGAAAAGAACAGCTAATGAAGAATATCAAGGGAGTATCTTTTTCACTAAAGAAACGGCTAACCGTATCCTTTCATTAGATGTGTGGAAAACGTGTATATATCCTTCTATCTATCTACTACGCGACGGCTTCTGTTACAATATCGATTGGAACGATAGCGAGTATATTGAAGTAACCAAACGCGCAGGCAATCAAATGAACGTGCTACAAATGGTATCAATTATTATTAACGACTTTGGCTACACTTACCAAAGTGAAAAATGGAAATAATGAAAAAATTAGACAAAGATTTTTATATGCTTTCAGCCTCCAAAACGGCTGTTATTTTCGGCTCTGATAAGCAAAGCCTCTCAACCCCTAAAACGCAAAAAGATTCAAGCGACACCGATAAGTTCGCCGCTTGGGGCGACAATAACCTATACCCGCAGGAGTTCACCAAAAAACTCAACAAAACGGGTGCCGCTATTGGGGGATTGGAGGTGCTCATATCTGCCCATTACGGCTTGGGCTTCCGCCTCTATCAAGATGTAGAAACCGAAGAAGGCGTAACCACGCGCGAACGCCTGCGCTCGGCTTTCCCCGATATTGATAGCTTCTTCAAAACCTGCCGTTGGGATGTAACAATGGCAGAGATTATTGAGGATTTTGAAACCTACGGTATTGCCTTCGTCGAATACCTGCTCGCACCCAATTCCGACAAGATTGTATCTATAAAACGCCAGCAAGCCCCTCATTGTCGTTTAGGAGTGCCTAACAAAAAAGGCTTTGTCGATAAAGTTTATATCAATACCACTTGGGGCGATACTTTCAACGATGAACTAACCATAGAAATGCCCTTTTTCTCCGATATTCACAATGTCGCAACCCTCAAAGCCTATTGCAAGGAAAAGAAAATCGAAAAGTTTATCGTACCCGTAATGCGCACGCTTACTACCGAGAAGAATTACCCCAAAGTAAAATGGCATAGTTCATTCTACAACGGTTGGGTAGATGTAGTGCTTTCCGTGCCTGCGTTCAAAAAGTATATGTTTGAAAACCAATTGAACCTAAAGTACGTGATATACATCGCCGATGACTTCTTTCTTCACAAGTTTGGGCGCGAGGAATGGCAGGAAATGCCACAAGAAAAACGCGAAGCCGCCCGCCAAGAAACTATCAAAGCTATCGACGATCATATGAGTGGCAACCAAGCTGCAGGACGTTCGTTCGTGTCGCCTTTCTTCCGCGACCAGAACAACAACCTTATCAAGGGTATAGAAGTAATCCCTATCGACGATAAGATTAAGGACGGCAACTTCTTGCCCGATGCCAGTGCCGGCAACTCCGAAATACTCTTCCCTATGGGGGTAGACCCTTGTCTGCTCGGGGCAGGTATCCCAGGGGGCAAAAACCTAAGTGGCAGTGGTAGCGACAAGCGCGAGGCGTACACCATACTTTCCACCCGTATGCCCGTAAAACGATTGCGCACCCTCGAAGTCTTCGAGCGTATCCGCGATTGGAACCAATGGGACAGCACCCTATACGGCAACTTCCCCAACATCAACCTCACTACCCTTGATAAAAACCCTAACGGACAACAAACAATAGTGAATTAAAATGGCAAACAACAACACTACATCACAACTTACGATTCGTATCAACGGTAAGGAGGTAGAGAATACTTTTACCGCCTTAAACCGCGAGGTGCGCACACTCTCTCGTGAACTCCGCAACCTCACTCCTGGTACTGAAGAGTTCCAACAGCGCGCAGCGCAATTGCGTGAAGCTCAAGCGCACTTCAACCGTGTACGCGATGAAATAAACCAAGTGAATGGGGCTATAAACCAAACGGCTACCAGTACTTCACGCTTTGGCGATATAGTGCGAGGGGTATTCACTGGCAACCTTATCACGGGCTTCTTTTCCTCTTTTGTGGGCAAAGCCCGCGAATCGGTGGACGAACTCCTCAAAATATCCGACCTAATGACGGGCGTAGAGAAAACCACGGGGCTCGCCTCCGAGCAGGTACGCGAGTTGTGGAACGAGTTCGATGAGCTCAACACCCGCACCTCCAAGCAGGAATTGCTCAATATCGCCCAAATAGGCGGTCGCTTGGGTATTACCGATAAAGAGCAAATCAAAGAGTTTACCGAGCAAATCGATAAGATATACGTTGCCTTGGGCGACTCTTTCCAAGGCGGTTTAGAAGAAGTAACTACCAAGGTGGGTAAACTCAAAAACCTATTCGAGGAAACCCGTAACCAAAACTATGGCGAAGCCCTCAACGCCATTGGCTCTGCCCTCAACGAACTGGGGGCTAACGGTAGTAGTAGCGAGCAGAACATCACCGATTTTGCCACCCGCATAGGGGCGTTGCCTGCGGTGTTAAAACCCTCTATTGAAAAAACGCTTGGGCTCGGAGCAGCTTTTGAAGAGAGTGGTATCGATGCCGAAGTGGCTTCCAGCGGTTACTCGCGCTTTATGAGCGTAGCGGGTAACAATATCGCCGCCTTTGCCAAACAGATGAAACTCACCACTAAAGAAGCCTCCGAACTTTTTAACACCCACCCCGAAGAGTTCTTTATCCGCTTTGGCGAGAGTATGAAAGGCTTAGGAGCGGAACAAACAGCGGGCGTACTCAAAGGCTTAAAGCTCAATACCCTCGAAGTGCAAAAAGCATTGGGTACCGCTGGCGACAATGCCGACCGATTTCGCCAGCTGATGAACCTCTCAGGACAAGCAATGCAGGACGGCACTTCTATACAGAACGAGTTCAACAAGGTGAACGAAAATACCGCCGCTATATGGGAGAAAATCAAAAAAGTATTTGCCGAAACCTTTACTTCCGACACTATGGCGCAATGGTTCGGCGGACTTATCAAGCTACTGGGCTGGCTCACGGGGGTAACCTCCAAGGCAGGCGATGGCGTGAAAGTCTTCCGCGACCGTATCGCCTTTTTAGCCAAAGCCATAGTGGTATGTACTACCGCCGTAGTAAGCTACCGCGCTGCTGTGTTTATAACTGCTAATATCACCAAAGTAGGTACAGCACAAACCCTTTTGTATAATGCAGCTACTAAAATCACAACAACCCTCAACGGAATGGCTACCAAAGCAACTTATTTATTGGCAGCCGCCAAAGCAGTACTCACGGGTAATTTCAAAAGTGCAGCCGCTGCAATGCGCGCTTTCAATGCTGTAGCTGCAGCCAACCCATTAGGGGCTCTATTGGCTGTCATAGGAGCAATAGTAGCCGCTATGACCCTTTTCAACAAAAAAGTAGATGAAAATGTGCGATTGCAAAAACGATTGCAAGAAGCCCAACGTGAAGTGAAAGAAGCTATAGAGAGCGAGAAAAATAAAATACAAACCCTCGTTGCCATTATCAAAGATGAAACCAAAAGCCGTAATGAACGCCTTACGGCTATGAAACAATTGCAAGACATTGCCCCCGATTACTTCAAAACACTCGACCTCGATAAACTGAAAACCGAAGAGGGCACCAAGGCAATAGATGCGTACATCAATGCTTTAAGGCGCAAAAAGGAAGCTGAGAAAAAAGAACAAATAGATAGTGAACTGAAAGATGAGATTGAAGAGATTAAAAAGAACGGACCTTTAGCTTATAACAGTAAATGGAATATTGCGAATCTTTACCGCGACGAAAAAAACTATGAGCCTACTTATAAGGAATACCTCGACAAGAAGAGAAAGCAAATGAACAACCTGATTAAGGCGGGTAAGTTCCAAACACAAGCACAAGTAGACGAATATTGGAAAAAAGTGGTAGAAGAAGCAGGGTGGGTATACGAAAACCAAAACCAACTGCTTAGAGAAAAAGAAGCAGCAAGAGCAAAAAACTTACAAGAGTGGAAAAAGTTAGAAGCTGATAATATAGCCGAGAGGGCACGCCTCAACGCTCTAAACGGCGGTGGCGATGATGATCCTCCTAAACCTACTAAAGAGCCCAAGGACTATGCCGATGAGTACCGCAATGCTAATAAGGCGCGTTTGGCTGCCGAGCAGGAACTCCAAAAAGAAATTACGCAAGGCTTAGAGGAAAGCCTCGACAAACAGCTGGCTCTTACCGAACAAAAGTATAACGACAAGCGGTTCAAACTACAACAAGAAAACGCCGACTTAGAGCAGGATATTCTAAAACTGAAAACAGAAGCAAAAGGCAATAACGATCCGAACCTGCTAAAAACAATCCAAGAAAAGCGCAAACTGCAAGAACTCAACAAGCAAATAGCTGTTGAATACGAAAAGCAAGAACAAGCAGAACTCACTCAAGTACGTGAAAAACACGCTGCCAAAGAGGTAGAGCGCACCCTCAAAGAGATGAACGACTGCCTTGCCGTAAAGAAACGCGAAAAGGCAGAGGAACTCCTACTCATTCAGGATTTAGACACCGCCAAAGAAGCTCTACGCGGACAGATTTCCGATAAAGAACTATCGCAAATCAAAACCTTAGAGGAGGCTAAAAAAGCCCTCCGCCGTAAAGCCGATGAGGAGATTTTAAAAGAAAGCCTCGCCAGCTTTGAGGCACAAAAGAAACTCCTAATGGATTACCTACAAACCGTTACAGGTGAAGCAAAAGACAATCTTATAGAAGATATTCAGAAGGTGGAAGAGCAGATGACCAAGGTTAAAGAGCAGTTGGACGGCTTAAACACCAAAGATATAGACAAAGCAGCAGGCTCAGAACTCGAAAAGGTTGATATATTAGGCTATAGTGCCAAAGATTGGGAAGATGTTTTTAAAAACCTTGATAACGTTCACGCGCGCTTTAAAGCTGCTGAAATGGGTATCAATGCTATGAGTAATGCTTTTAATATGTTTAGCCAGTTACAGGAGAACCTCAATGCCCGCGAGCTCTCCAAATATACGGCTAACCAACAGAAGAAAAAACAAGCCTTACTCGATCAACTCAACCAAGGCTATATTTCACAAGCGCAATACCAAAAAGAAGTACAACGCCTCGATGAGGAAGCTGAAACCAAAAAGAAAGAACTTGCTATCAAGCAGTTCAAAGCCCAAAAAGCTGCCAATATGCTTAATATTATTGCCAATACAGCTTTGGCGGTAATGCGAGCCTATTCCGATGCTGGACCTTTGGCGGGTACTCCTTTGGCTGCTATAGTAGGTGCAATAGGTGCGGTACAATTAGGAATTGTAGCAGCGCAACAGCCCCCAAGTTATGCCAAGGGTGGTTATACCAAGGGCTTAGGTTTTACCGACGAAACAGGGCAAGAGGTAGCAGGGGTAGTACACGGCAAAGAGTACGTAATACCCGCAATGCTCCTCGCCGACCCGCAAGTGGCACGCGTTACCGAATGGATAGAAGCTAAACGCACCGGCAAGGCGCAGAATACTTACGCTACTGGCGGTAATGTATCGGCAGTGCCGGACGAACCCTCAACTTTGGCAAAGTCCGAAAGTTTGTCAAAGTCTGAAACTTCTATGAGCGAACTCAAAAACACCCTCACTCAGCTCACCGCTACCCTCGACCGCCTCGAGAAAAACGGTTTAGACGCCTACGTGATTGCCGATGCTAAGAATGGTAGAGAAATGCAGCGCGCTATTAAAGAATATGAAAACATCAGAGAAAAAAACAGACGATAATGACGAATGACGAATTACAAATTACGAATTGACTATGGATATAACAATACCACAAAAATACGAAGAACTCAATGAGCAACAACGAGGGGCGTTGTGCAGGATACTTTTAACTTTGGAGAACTCTGAAGAAACACCCTTACGCATTATCCAAATTCTCCTTTCGCACCTACCTAATCGTACCCAACAGCAGCTATTGCAAGAAGTGCCTTTCACTACGCTATGGCAATACGCCGAGCCTTTCCTCACTACCGAAAAACTATACCATTTTCCACCCCTCACTTCCCCTTTTGGAGGGGGCAAGGGGGAGGTTATACCTCCTGCCCCTCGTTTGGCAAATCTTACTATCAAACAGTTTTCCGTAGCTGATAGTATCTATTATCGTTTGCGCCTTTCGCAGTACCAGGACGAGTTGCTGTTGCGCCAGTTGGTAGCCTCGCTCTACAATCTTCCTGACACGCCTTTTGATGTACTGAACCTCCCACAAGTAGCCGAGCATACCGATAAGGCAGCTATAACTACCGCCTACGAGGTAGCGTTTGCGTATACTTGCTGTAGGGAATATATCATCAAAAGGTTTCCAAAAATATTTACTGTTAAAGACGATAAAAAAGAGACAAAAGAAGAGGGTTCGTCATTCGTCTTTCGTAATTCGTCATTAAAAAGCTATACCCCTTTTTCAAAGATTATCAGCGTAATGGCAATGGATAAGCATCAGCCGTTGGGCAACTGGCACCAGTGCAATGCCACCCGCGTGTATGATTTCTTTGAAGTACTCACCGAATCTATATTACAAGCAGAACAGCAAGAAAAAAATAATTAACATGTATCTTCAATTAAAAAAATATTTTTCCGATTTAGCAGACCAAAATATCCATATCAAGGATAAAGTGGGTTATTTCTCTCGTGAGATTGCCGAAAAAGAACGCTCCTTCAATGGCATAGCCTCACCTTTTTTAGCTATTTACGATTACGAATTAGGGTTAGACGGAGGCGAATTGAATACTATGGGCAGGCGCAAACTTACGTTTTCGGTTATCTATGCAAATGCGCCTCACGACAATTTTGAGGCGCAGCAGGAGCTTATCAGTAAGGCTGAAGCGATTGCGTTACAGTGTTTGGCGCGTATCCGTTGGGATAACCACCAAAAGGGGCATTTTCTGTATAATTCCTTTGAAAAGGATTTGACGAAAATCTACCCCGTGGAGGACCCTCAAGCGCATTTCTTCGGTGTAGATGTAGAAGTACATTTCAAAAATCCAACACCTTTAATCGTAAAAAAAGAGGATTGGACAGTGTCAGTAGGGTGTAACTAATGACGAGTTATGAATGAGGAAAAGGAAATAGGCAAGAAAGCGGCTGTGATGTTGCAGAGCTCGCTGAGGGGCGAGACGGGGAAGTTTGGCAAGCACGTGCGCGGGGATAAGAATGCTTTGCAGAACGCGCAGGCAAAACCTCGTTACCGTACTTCTAAACGTATGGACGGCACCAAACAACAGTACCTTAAAGGTATTGCGATTGTGATGGGCAGGCACGGCTTTGTACTCCATTACGGTATTGAAAAAGGCAGGCTACGCAAGGCGCACGAGCGTACGCGCCACAAGCCGAGAGAAACGAAATACCGTGTGAATGCTCACGGCTACCGCAAAGGGCAGCCTAAACGTCCGTTTATTCAGAAGGTAGTGGATAGCAGTAGGGCAATGGAATATTTGGCTACGGAATTAGCACAAGCACGCGGCGAGGAGATAGTAACCTACTTAGCGCGAGGCTTGGAGAATAAGATTTGAATAATCGTCGGGTAGTTCGGCATCAATATCGCGCAGGTACTTATCGAGGGCGGTAAAGGTAGTGTGCCCAGTGATGAGCATTAGTTGGCTTTTAGTCTCGTGCGGGGTGAGCGTTTTGCGCAACTGGCGATAGAGCTTGGTAATAAAGGTATGTCGGAATGAGTAAATGCCGTATTCGCTACCCATACCAAATACTTCTTTCACCTTTTTAAACCGCTTAGTCCAATAGTCGCGTTTGTTAGATTCATTGGTTTCCCAACTTTCCACGCCTTGGGGAGCAAATAGAAAGTAATTAGGATTTGTACCTTTGAGGTGTTCTATTTCCTTAAAGAGGAGTTCGGGAATGATTTTAGTTTTTTGCAGTTGGTTTTTAGCATCTACTACGAGTTGGCGTTCTTCAAAATTAATGTCTTTTATTTGTAATCTGCACACCTCGATAGGGCGTAGGAAGTTATAGCTTACGAATTTAATCATAAGCAGCAGTTGCTTGTCGTGGGTTTCAAGGTATTTAAATAATTCTTCTTCTTGTACTTGGGTATAGGTTTTATTCCGTTCGGGCTTTGCTTTTAGCACGGGTATTTTGCTCACGAAATTATCGGTGATATATTCGTTTTCTTCTAAGAAAGAGAATAATATAGAGAGGCTTGCGCGGAAATTATTGCGGTTTTTGGGGCTTGTGCGTTGCAATACACTATTGAGGAAGTTTAGGACTGTACGTTTTGTAATTACGGAGAGCACTCGTCCTTTAAAGCCGTTTTCACACAGCCACTTTTGGAAGTTCAGTATTCTGTATTTGTGATCTTTGAAAGAAGTTTCTTTCATTGTGGCTTTAGCGTTTTCTAATCCTAATTCAATGGCTTTTTCTATGGTTATTACTTTTTCTTCTGTATATCCCTCTTCATACGGACTGTGTCCATTTTTCAGTACATTCTCCACCATATCACGCAGTTGTTTAGCCGCTGCACGTCGTTCGGCAACATCTTTCAGGTTGTTAATACCATAGTAGAGCGGTGTTTGTCGTTCCATTTTGTTTGTCTTAGGATTAAGGTAAGAGAAGTACACGTACCAACGTTTTGTAATATCACCATTAGCGTCGTATATTCGAGGTTTTGTGTAGAGACCTTTGTTTTTCATATTGTATGCGTTTCCGTATGCGTTAGCGTATGCGTTTTTGAGTTTTTCACTAAATTCAGACATAAAAAAAGAGTGATTTATGCGTATAAACCACTCATTTTCTGTTATCTAATTTTTGTAGCGGGAACTGGACTCGAACCAGTGACCTTCGGGTTATGAGCCCGACGAGCTACCTACTGCTCTATCCCGCGATTTCTGGGTGCAAAAGTACAACCTTTTTTTTAAATACCAAACTTTTGGAAAACTTTTTTTGTACTTTTTTAATCTTCTAAATATATTCTCTTGATTCTGTGTGCCATAGAAGTGATCAATTCATAAGAAATAGTACCTGCTGATTCGGCTAAAGTTTCAGCTGTATGAGTTTTATCAAATACAATTACTTCATCACCTTCTTGACAAGAAATTTCAGTAACATCTACTAAGATCATATCCATACACACATTACCTATGATAGAAGCTTTTTTTCCATTGATAAATACGAAACCTTTCCCCTTGCCATAAATACGATTGATACCATCTGCATGACCTACAGGAATTGTAGCAGTTCTGGTAATATGATCGGCAATGTATCCTCGATTATAGCCCAAACTTTCACCTATTTGCAAAGTGTGTAGTTGTGAAATAACACTTTTCAGCGTCATAATAGGTGTAAGATATTGCTGCAATTCAACATCATTAGCGAAACCATACATACCTATACCACAACGCACCATATCAAATTGTGCTTGAGGATAGTTTAGTATACCTGAAGTATTGCATTGATGATAGAGTACTTTATGAGTAAATGTTTTGTTTATTTTTTCTTGAAAAGCTATAAAAGTATTGATTTGATTTTCTGTAAATTCTTTCTCATTCATATCTTCGGAAGCAGCTAAATGAGAATAAGCAGTTTTCACTTTTACAGTAGTATTGTTTTTTAACAGAGCAAGAGTTTCTTCTATTTCACTTAAGTCAAAACCTAAACGATTGAGCCCTGTATTACATTTAAGGTGTACCGGATAATTTACTAACTGTTGAATTTTAGCATAGTCTAAAAATAATTGGGCAATACGCTGTGAATATAAAGTAGGTTCTAAGTTATATTTTACAATATCATTAAAGTTTATAGGTTGTGGATGTAATACTAAAATAGGAAGAGTAATTCCAGCTTTTCTAAGAGCAATTCCTTCAGAAGTATAAGCTACTGCAAAATAATTAACTAATCCTTTTTTTTGCAAATGAGAAGCTATAGCTACAGAATTATTTCCATAGGAAGAGGCTTTCACTACAGCTAAGAACAAAGTTGTAGGTTTAAGTCGGTTTTTTAGGTAATGAATATTTTTTTCTAAGGCAGTAAGGTTGATTTCTAAAGTGGTTTCTTCTGTTTTCATTTTTTCTTTAATTTTTCTAACATTAATTTTGTTTGTTCTGAAAGTACTAATCTACCTGAAATAGCAGCATTATCAATCAGTTCTTTTTCCCAATGTTCAGTGTGTTGCCAAGTAATACGTTTCATTTCAGACAAAGCTATAGGATTAGATTTTAGCAAGGTGGTTATGAAGTGGTCTATAGCTTCATCCATATCTTTTGTATTTTCAAATACGCGAGCTACCAGTCCTTTTTGTTGAGCCCAGTATGCACTTTTCCATTGATCAGGTGCCATAAATAGTTCATTTAGAGTTGATTGTCCTGCTTTGCGAAGAATTGCAGGGGCTATCACAAAAGGACCTATACCTAATGAGAGTTCTGAGAGCTTAATACTCAAAGCTTCAGTTGCAAAAACATAATCTAAAGCAGCGAGTAACCCCACTCCTCCTCCAACAGCTTTACCTTGGACACGACCGATGATGAGTTTTTTGCAACGACGTATTGCTAAAAAAAGGTGAGCAAAGCCCTCAAAAAATTGTTTACCTTCTTCTTCATTTGTAACTGCTAAAAGCTCATCAAAAGAAGCGCCTGCACAAAAAACTCCATCTCCTTCACTTTTGAGTAGAATAACACTTACTTCTTCATTTTCGGAAAGAATATTGATTTCTTTAGTGAGTCTGTTAAGTAGCTCTAGAGGAAAGGAGTTTGCATTTGGATGTCCAAAAGTAGTAACAGCTAGCTGTTTATCTATTTTTGTATATAAAGAACCTTGTAATCTATCAGTCATATATTATTGTATAATTTTGGTGCAAAAATAAAACTTTTTTTATAAATAGGTTTGGTAATTCAAAAAAATATTTTACCTTTGCCGCGCAAATGGGGATGTAGCTCAGTTGGCTAGAGCGTTTGGCTGGCAGCCAAAAGGTCGTGGGTTCGAGCCCCATCTTCTCCAC